TAGTTTCTACAGCAACGTCACGCAGACGCTCAAGTGTCTGACCGATATTAATACCCAAATGTGCCGATTTACCTGACAGCAATTGATTGTCCATGATACCTGTCAAGGATACACCAAGCAAACGCTCGTCTTCTGTGTTCTTCTTCCAGATGTTACGAAGATACTTGAAGTTAGTTAGTGTTGACTGGAATGTACCCAAGATAGTGGCAAGTCTAACCTTATCAGATAATGACTGCTGAGTATCTGATGCACGTGCTACTACCTCTGACAGATTACAGAACTGATATGGACGAAGGATAATCTCTGAACAAGGATTACAACCAAAGTCATGGTCAGCATCACGGCGTCCATTCTTAGCTGCCTGTTTCTTGGCACTAGCACGATTGAAGATTCCACGCTCACCTGATTTAGATTCGTAGAGTGCAAGCCACTCACGCATGAATGTACCCATCTGTGGCTTCTCTTTGTATGCTACACTGTTATTGGCAAGTGTACGCTGTCCTTCGTACTTCCACCAGTCACCTGACTTAGCGTGTGCCATCTGGTCATCATTCAAATTAGACAGGCTGATGAGTGCGCTACGGCGTACACCACCTACAACTACAACCTCACCAATCTTACACATGATGTCGTGACATTCAATTGGGTACAGCCTACGACCAGCAGCACCCTTGAATTTTTGAATGACAAACTCAAACAGTTCTTCCAGTGGGGCTGGGCCACTCGCACGACCACCAAATGTTTTCAAACGTGCGCCAGCAGGTCTAACCTCTGATACATCCCATTTAGGAATCTGCCCTGCGTACAACAAGGATATTAATTCACGCAAGGATTTGGCCCAGCCCGGACGACTATCTCCAACCTTAATTACTGTATCGCTTTGCTCAAAGTGTTCATTAACTATGGGCAGTTTCTCAACACAATTGCGTTCTACAGAAAAGCCTACACCAGTGCCGCACATAAGAATATACATTGTTTCATCAAATGCACGAGGACTATCAACAGGAACATAAGAGCAATTATAACCACCAACATGACACCTATCAAGTGCTGGTCCAGCAGTCATCAATGCTCTCATGCTTGGCATGATGTCTTGATTAAGAACCGCTTCCTCAAGTTCAGCACGTAGTTCATCAGACATAGCGTAGCTATACTTATCTGCAAGATGGTTCTCCATATAATCAAAGTATCTCTGTACTGTTTCAGCCCATGTTTCACGCCGTTGCTCATCCTCAATCCAACGTGCATACCGTGAAGTAGCAATAAATGTTTGGTAGTCCGTAGGTAAATAATTATTCATAGTGTCACTCCTGTATAATTTTTATATTGCGTATTTCAACGCCTTCAATATCGTATATGTACTCTCTTAATACATCTTCTATTTCTTCACTAACTTGCTCATCGGCAGGTATCGCATATTCTTCTGGATCAATGTTAAGTGTAATATATACTTTAACTTTCATTACGTGCCTCAATCAATTTAGCTAAATACCACTTAGCTTTTTTTAAATCTTCATTGCCATTCTTATATTTATAACGCCACATGTATTTTAGAATATTTCCTTGAAGATAATACTGAAATCCATCAGGACCAAGTGCAGCTTCAATTGCATCAATACACTCGATTCCTGATTGATTGTAATGTGGTGGATGATTTACCATGTCAGGTCTTACATCATCTGCAAAAGAATAGTCTGCCTCCCAATCAACATCCTTCCATTCCTGTTTCTTCTGAATATCATCCATGATTTTCTTATAATCTGTCATTATGCATTCCCCTTTGTACGGCTATTAAAGTTTATTTTTACTACATTATCTTCACCATACTCAAGTTCTATTTCATTTTCTTCTTCGTATTGTTCATCTAACTGATTTGATCTCATAAACTTTTCAAGGGTAGCAATAAACTCTGGATTTTCTTCCATGAATGGAATTGTTGAAGCTACCAATTGACAAAGATGTATCATTTGAGAATAAGGTTCATCTTCCATAACATTATCTGGACCAGTGATAATATTAACTTGTAGATTGCCCTGCCACTCAGAATCCTTGTCTAGAATAGGGTACAATTGTATATAGAAACTCTGATCATTTTCAAACATGTTATTTTCTCCTCATTTTCTTTCCTTTAAATTTTATAAAGCTAGGATGTTTATTTATCCCTTTTTCTTTTAACCACTCCTCTGGAATAATTCTATCATAATATCTGAAGTCATATTTTACACACCATTCACCATATGTTGACTTAGCACCTTTACGTAACTTACGTCTACTGTTTTCAAACACAAACCGTATATCAAGATTCGGATGTTGTTTCTTAATGGCGAGATGCTTACGCCTATCTGCCGCTGTAAACATTCCTTTGGTTTCAATTATTATGCCGTTATTTAATACAAAGTCTGGTGTATAAGTTCTATATGCAAGGTCTTCCCATTCAATCTTTACCTTTTCATATAAGTACTCAAAACCCTGATCGTCAAGGCTTTGAGCAACTTTATGTTCAAGACCGCTTCTATATCCGTACTTTCGTGCTGCTAAAAACTGTTTGTAATTAGGCAATGTATTCTTCTTCCAAATGTACGTACATTACTTTTTTAGGGTCTTTTGCTTGTGACTTAACTGCTGGTCTTTCTATTGCGTCAGGCCAACATTCCTTTCTGAAATCACAAAAGGAACATGTTGTACATAGCATAGTATTACCAGTTGGTTTCTTTCTAAAGGTTTCTGGAATAGGTTCAAAACATCTTTCAAACTTATTCTCTTTAACCTTTTTAACGGTATCACTTAGTTTAGATAATTCCTCTTCCATATCAATGTTAGAGGCTGGTACATATTTAAACTTACCATTTGCTTTATTAACTACCCACCAACCACCAGCACGTTTGCCAGATGCTTTAGCATATCCAGCAAGCTGACCGACATAACCAAATGCATCTCCTTTCTTTAAGGTGTCAAATGAGTCAAATTTATATTTATATGACCAATCTGAAGCTGACTTAACATCATCAACAGCACCATCAATAACAAGGTCATATGTTCCGTTAATGGATTCACCATCAACATCCAAAGTAACCTTTTCAGAATCTTCATATTGAACTCCTGCTTCTGTTAATAAACCTTTAAATACTGCTTCCACAATATCGCCTATCATCATATTCATGATAAAATTAGTAGGACGAGGAAGAGCCTTCTCAGGATGATTTTTTTCAAACCAAAGTTGACAAGTGGGTCTACCTAAGTTTGACATCCGTAGAGAAAACTCTCCCCTTTTTGAACCCCCACCAAATTGACGCTTTACAGCATTCATTACATCAATACCAATACGTTCTGCAGTTTTGTCTGACATTTCAGACTCACCTTTAACAGCTTTTTGCATGTACTGATGTAATACCAATTCAGCAGTGTGGTTCATTACGCTACCTCTTCTACATCAACATCAACAAAGTCTTCTACAAGATTCATATCTTCTTCTGAAACTTGCTTTTCTTTTTGTTCAGCTACAGCAGCTTCCCATTTATTGTTGATATCATTGTTGTGCATTTGAACCCATTCCCAGAAATGATTCAAGGTTGTATGATCTTCATCTTTAACCTCAATAACATTATCGTAATCAATACTTACATTTGGTGTAAAGAAAACATTTCCATTAGGCAAACTATTGCTAGTCAAATCCATAGAAATATAATGATCAATAGGAAGACGGTTCTTATCTGCCAAATCATTAAAGGCAGCATTGAATGTTTTGAAAGCATCTTTATTTTCAATCTCCCAAATAAATGGATAAGATTTTACTTCCAATTCAGTTCCATCATCGTTCATCACTGGTTCTAACAGTTCAACAGTACCAAAAATAACACGCACTCTTTTTATTAGTCTTAGCAATTCTTGCATATTTTTAGGCAATGCATTGAAATCCTGAATGTATCCACTAGGTTTACCGCAATTAAAATTGCCTGTGTTATCTTTTAGATCAATATCTAAAGTATCTGACATAATAGTCTTATGAAAAGTACCTTTAGACTCTCCGGGTTTTGGGTTTTTAAATGGAACCCAACGGCGAAGCATAAGTCGAGTTAGGAATGGACGTATCTTAGCAGTTTTAGAATATAGGTAAGTAGGATTACCAGTATCTGAAGGTACTTCCAACCTAAAAGAACCTGCTTCAATAAGTTCTACATTAGCCATACGACCACCAACTTCAGCCTGACCCTTTACAGGTTGGTTGAAGATCCGTAGACGAGGTAGCATAGGAATGCGCTTATTATCAGAGGAACCCGACTTAGCAGTACCCATGATCTTAGCCATTTCTGCGTAGTTACTTTTGTTAATTGTTACTATATCATTCATATATTTTTACTCCTTTCATTTTGGAAAGCCATAGTTATATCACGCCACGTCTTTCGTGTCAAGCCAATTAGGACCAATTTTTGCTTCTAGTAGCAAAGGAACATTAAAATTAATGCCCCATCTACCAGCTATCAAATTAGTCAATTCTTCATTCGTATTGTTAATTGCCTGAAGTACAAGCCTTTCCTCATCTGGATGAACATCTATAACAATACTATCATGAACACTATTTACTATACAGGATTTTGCGTATGCAAGCAACCCATCAATATGTAAAAGTGCAAGTGGTACAATATCTGCTGTAGCAAAACTTTGCACAGGATAATTCTTAATCTGTGTAAAGTTAGATACTGTTCCATTTTTACGCCTCTTTACATCAGGAAACTTAAACTGCCTTCCAGAAGGCGTAGTTATAAGGCCTGTTTTTAAAGCCTCTTTAGCCAGTCTGGAATGCCAATCTGCGACACCTTGGTATTTCTGCGTGAAGTGTTCATAGTATGCTGCCTCTGCTTTTGTTCTTCCAAAGCCTGTTGCGCCGTAGAGCGGAGCAAACGTGTGTGCTTTTGCAGTCTGGCGATCCGTAGGCTGACCAGCATCGGTAATAACTTTCGCGGTGTATGCGTGTACATCAAATCCAGTAGATACTTCCTCAATTGCAACTCCATCCTGTGATAAAAATGCGGCTGCACGAAACTCTAGTTGTGCGAAATCCGCTTCCATAATTTTGCCCCCATCAAAGCGTGACACAAACACTTTCTTAACAGGGAACGTATTCCCACGTGGCATATTCTGCATGTTAGGGTCTGCACCACTAAATCTGCCTGTAGCAGTCCTGTGTTGTAGTAAGCGTACATGTAGCATGCCATCAGGTTTAGTGTGAGTAGCTATACCATCAATAAACGATGAAAGATAGGTATCAATTGCACTAAGTCTACGTACCTTTGCCAAAAAATCTTCAGCATCTGTCATTCCCTTTTGTTTGGCTACTCTCTCCAGTATTTCTAGATTAATTTTAGAAGTACTGAATCCATTTGCACTAATCCACTTTGCTTTAGGCGGTGTAAAGCGTAATCCTGCGACACGATCCGTTGGAATAAAATGGTATCCTTCAGCATTGCAATTAACACAGCGATTGGCTTTAGCATAGAAAGTGCCATCTTTCTTTCTCTTTCTTATGTAACCTGTTCCTGCACATTCATTACACTGCTCAGCTATAGTCTTATACATTATAGTGGATTCAGATTCAACTGTTTTACGAAACTCCTTATCATCCATGTAGGGTGAAAAAGAATTAGCCCATAGTGATTTATCTTTAGGCTTTCTGCTATATATCACCCAAGATAATTGTTCTGGGCTATTTAAATTAATAGGTGTGTCACCCATGATACGTTGTACATGTTTTCTTAGATCTGTTTCAATCTGACTTTTTTCTTTTTCAAATTCTATTCTAACTTCATTAAGTTTTTCTAGATCTACTTTAAAACCCCTTTGATAAATACGTGCAAGGCTAACTGCAACTTGATTACTAAGATCAACAGTATTACGAAGATGACTATCCGATGGGCTATTCAAACGATACATCAGCTTTGTAGCAAGTTGCTGTGTAGCATGTAAATCTGAAGACAGATACTCACACAATTCTTTGTAAGGTATATCTCTTGTACTATATCCTTTCTTAAAATATTCCTTCAATGTGTCCTGCTTCTTCGTGTCCAACTCATAGCGTTCAGCACAAGCCTCAAGCGACAGTGGTTCTTTCTGTCCACGCTGCATAACATATTCTGCCAGCATAGTATCAAAAACTGGTCCGTCATACTTAAATCCAGACTCCCACAACCAAACCAAATCATATGCTGCGTTATGTGCTATGAGTACATTTGCTTGATCAAGATAAGATTGTATAAGTATCCTTGAATCTACGTTTGTAGATGGAGCCTCTGAATGGTCAAAAGGAACCAGTGCCTCGTCACCCATGTCAGTAAGAACACCAACCATAACAAGTGAGTTCTCAGGCTCAAATGGGTCAAGGTGCATTTTACCGTCACGATGTGTTACGGTATTTTCTACATCAAGTGTTAGCTTCATTCTTCATACCTCCCTATTTTGTAATTAAGTTCACAGTGAACTATTCCATGCCATCCTGTAAGTTTGTTTTTTACCAGATTAAGATGCCTTTGTAAATCTTCTTTTTCCTGATTTTCAACAGGTGGATTTTTTGAAATCAGTATCATCAGATCAGCTTCAGCAGCTTTACCTGTACGACTACCTTCCATCATGCTTTGGTTCAATACTATTTTACCTTCTGCATCAGCAGATAGTTGTGACATATAAAACACAGCACAGCCATATTGCTTTGCAATCATACGAGCATGTACTGCATTAGCTTTGAGTGCCTCATCAGGACGAGCAAACCCACCATACCGTGCAAACTTATCGCCCATGTCTAGCACCAATATGTCAGGTTTGTATGACTTGCAGACAGACTCGACCCAAGACATGTCACGAGCCGTGGCATCTTTTATTTTTATGTTATCGTGAACTTCTTTATACAAATCACGTGCTTTAGATGGATTTCTTTTTATTTCATGCATAGTCATACCAGTTGCGGCTGTAAGGTATCGTGCGCCAACACGATGACTAGCTTCTTCGTTACATAAAATAATACATTTAGCACCCTGCCTAGCAAAACCACCCGGACCAGCAATCATACTAGCATGAAAGGATGTCTTGCCTGTATTAGGTCTAGCCCCAACTTCAATCAAATGTCCATCATTAATTCCGGGAACTTCTCTTGCAAGCGTTGCAATATTGAATGTCCATTTTGCTTCTAGGTCATTCTTAGCAAGTAGTGTGTCAATATCCATGTGATCCCATTGAATATTTAGATTGGGAGTAAAATCATCTCCGTACTGTTCAATAATATGACGTAGTGGTTCTAGACTTCTTTGTCCACCATTTACGTACTCTATACCTAAATTGGCTACGTCCTTTCCAACAACCTGCTGAAACAATTTTGACAACACTTCTTGTGCTATGTCATTGCCCATAGGCTCTTCTTTTTTCAATTTAGAAAAGAGAGAATCAAAGGCTGTTCTCTCACTTGTAGTCATAGTCGGGTTGCTTGTCATAAACAAAGCCTGAACCTCATCAGGTGTTACAGTTCTGGAATATTGATCCATAGCTTTATCTACTACTTTTTTAATTTTTTTAATATCTTCATTTTGAAACAATCTGTCAGGACATTTAGCCCCACGATGTTCATCATAAAAGTCTTTGTCCATAAGACTACGAATTAGTGCAAGTTCCATATTTATCTCCTATCTCTTCTAGTTTGCGTAAATCATCGGGATGACGATATTTTATGTCGTCAGTTAAATTTATAGCTACGACCTCATTCACGTAGCTTCTTAATTCCATTGTAAACTTAATGGTTTTTGTAAGTGCATCGGGGTCAAGTGCTACGATGGCTGTTGAGAACTGTGAAAGAAACTGTTTGTGGATAGGAAGTAGCGATGTTCCAAGTAATGCTACCCCGACAAATGAACCATAGCTACCAATCACAGCAGCACTAACACAGTCCTCAACAACTACAGCGACACTAGCATGACCGTAGTGATATGGCAAGCTATTTTTTCCATATCTTTTCCACTTAGGTTTTCTCCACGAAAGTGAACGGCCTGTAGCATCTACGTATTTCCCATTATGTAGGATAGGAAACACGACACGATCTTCCTTTACATCATAGTGTAAATCTAGTTCCTCTGCATCTAAACCCCATTTATCTGCCCAAGCAATTACATTGGGTCTATTTATACCTGACACAACATGAATAGGCATGTTAAACGGCACAACACATGTATCATTATCATGTCTAGAAAGAATGTTCGATATGTCTGTAATACATAGGTCAGTTTTATCTTTACCACCTACTGTACAAGATGCTTTGAAACAATTCCATAGCAATTGCCCCTTAACATTAGATGCACTGAAGGTATTAGTACCATTACACACAGGACAATCCATACGTTTGGTTTCACCACTACGTAAATTCATATCTATTACATATTCATGTATATCTATCATATTTTTTCACCATGAAAATTATTACATTATATGTTTAACATATATATGTATTAATACCCCTTTCTTGCGGACATCTACGTGTCTTTTATCACGTATATTTTATGTCGTCAATACCTTTTTTCGTTCAGTCAATGCATAATTTGCACTTTGATACGTATGTTTTATGTAAGGTTTTACACTTTGTGGATTAGCATGTCCTGTAACAGACATAATTTGTCCAATTCCCACTCCTGCATCAACCATTTCTGTTGTACCTGTCCTGCGGAGATCTGAAAGACGTAACTCTGTAGACAGATTAGCCTCATTCATTATAACACGTGCATAATTAGGAAGTTTATACATCGTATAAGGCTTGTACACGCCCCTTACTGGCTTGGGGTTAGGTACAACATACTCTTGAAAGCCAAAGGCCTCTCTCTGCTCTTGTAACATCTCGCAAAGGTCATCTGAGATTGGTAGAAAAACCTCTGCTCTACGTTTTGACTGCTTAATGTGTACACGAGCATCATCAAGGTTAAGATTTTCCCACTTTAACACTCGTATGTCACCTACACGCTGACACCATTCGTATGCCATCTGTGCAATCAGTCCAATATTGCGCCACTTCCATTCTGAATATGCTATGTCAAGAAATTGACGTATATCATCCTGTGTCCATACCACTTTACGACTACTTGTCTTATGCTTTTTTATATTAGCAAACGGATTAGTGGTGCAATGTTCCATATTCATGCCGTGGTAAAAAACAACACGCATAGTTGCCATAATGTGATTGGCCATAGATATGCCACGTTTGCACCATAATTCATATGCCAGTTTAGCTTTGCGTGTCGTCATCTCTTTGTAGTAAATGTCTTTCAACACCTTACCTTCTATCTCCGTGTCCATTGCAGCTTGAAGTAAACCTTTATAATGTTCTTTAGTTTCTTCTCGTAACTTGTTGTAATCGTGAGAAGAGTAGTAATCGTGTACAAGGCCATAGACTGTCTTGTTCTTCTCCGCATTGACGATTGTAGCTTGTTCAGCGTCATACTCATCAATGAGAACATTAAACTTTTCAGCCTTACGAATGGCCCTGTCACGAACATTACCAAGGTTACATCTTGCCACAATTCCTGCGTCCACATACTTCTTAGGCGGGTTATATCTATAGTAAATATTTCCCCCAGCAAGTTTTGAACGCAGGGTATATCGTGGCAATTGTGACATTATGCAGCCACCAGTTCTTTAAAGGCAGGCTGGCTAATCCACTTGGCTACTTCCTGTTCACGCTTGAGCATAGTCTGTGCCTGCGTGTCGTTGCCTGTGTTACGTAGCTGAAAGCCGTTTCTCTCATCTGCGTATGTGGCATAGTTAGTAAATGCGCTATACAAAGCAAATACATTACGTCCACGGTTAGATACTTCTTGATTATACAAAGAATACATCTTCTGAGCCTTTCTATCTGACTTCATAATAGTTTCAAGCAAAGCCTTTACGTCAACGGTAGCAAGACTTGCCCTAGCCCAGCCCTGTAGCTTCTCAGATTGGGCGTAGAAGTCATTCTTTGACTGGTTCAACTCCCTGATAAAGGTGTCCATATCAAAATTGGTAGTGTTCTTCTTCAGTATCTTGTCATGCTCACCTGTGATGCATCCATTTGTACAAAAGAAATCAATGGCACCAAAAAACACTTGATTAGAACATGTTCCATCCAAGCCATGCATTGAAATCATACGCTGTTGCAGTTCTGTACTATGTTTATCTGTTTCAATCACAGTTTTCACGTTTGGTAGAGTGATGTCCATCAAGGCCCATGCATTGTTATTTGCGCTTTTCCAAACAACCTTTGCTCCTTCCAACTCTGTAGGGGTTAGGTTCTCAACAATTGATTCCTGAATATCCCCAAAGAACTTTGTATGGTTTTCACAGTTAAACTTACGTCCTACAATACCAATGTAGTCGCCTGTTCTTTCGTTACGCACATAGCGTTTACCTTCCATCTTTGTAGGCTCATATCCTACAGCAAAATCAAGATGTTCTGGAATTTCAGCAAGTGCTGGCGTGTTGTAAAAATCTAATGGCATAATAATTCTCCTTCCGTTTGGTTAGTGACATCTCATTATAGAAATACTTACACGAATGTCAATCGGTTTTCTCTTCCAGAATGATTTCAACTTCTTGCATGTGATCATCCCAAATTGTATTGACTGCATCCTCATGTGCGTCATCCCATGTGTCACCCTCAACATCAAATTTATGATACACAGTGACGTATGCTGTCCACGTTTTATCAATCATTAGCTATTCTCCTCCTCATCCCACTGATAATCAGCATACCAGTCCCTAACAAAATCTTTATCACTTGGCTGGTACAAACCAAAACGCCTAGCAAAAAAATCATCAGCACCATCTAATTCACGTATGGTATCGTAATCAATTACTGCTTTATCGGATGTGGCAATGTTAAAATCCTTGATAGCATTGATGATGCTACGAATACGTTCAATCTCATATCCTTCCAATTCAATCTTGATTTTCTTTTTCTGCATTTTCTTTTCTCCTTTCTTCATCAAAAAGTCTTAAAGTAGTTTCTATGCTTATCTTAAACCACTCGTTTCTACGCTCATCCGCATGCTGTTCAAATAACTTGAGCATGTACTGTTCACGCTTCGCCCTATTCTCAGCAGGTAGCTTACATAAAACGTAGCAGTTTCTGTATGGTGTATATGTTTGATAGTCTGCACATCTGTTGTCTGCATCTACCGCTTTACCAATCTTGACCCATCCCTGATACGCTGGATTTACATTGGCATAAACTTCACCAGACTCAATCTCATTGTACATCTGTTCAGTAGCCATGTGGATCTGCATGAGTTTTGATTTGATGTATGGCACAATGCGTTCTAGCTTACCGCCCTGTCTTAAATAACTTTCTACAGTACGATACTCATTTTTGTAGAACACATGCCCCTTCTCATTTGCGTGATGGTTGATGCCGATCTCTCGCCACACATAGCCATCATACTTGCGCCCATCGGAACGCATATCACCCTTCTTTGGTTTCATTTTCATTCTCCTTTCCATAGATCATTTCATACCATGTACGATATTTTTTATAAGCTGAAAGTCTTGCAGCGTCAAGGTCAAAGTATTCCCAATCATGGACATTGAACATTGCATCACCGAAGTGCAAGTCAATCGCTTCATTCAACATCTGTAGAATTGCTACAGCCTCATCATCTGTAAGATTGTCTATGCGGATAACCATTTTGGAACCTCCCTTAGTTTGTACTTACCACACCAGTCAGTAGTTTGATACTTCCAGCGGTAATAGTTTCTGTAAGCCTCAACAGGCCATGCTTCTGTAGTCTTTAGATGGTCATTGCCTTCGCCAAAGCACTGCGGATGCTTGGTGATCTGGCCTTCTGGAATATGTATAGCAAGTTCCTTTAGCCGTGGCAAGAGCAGTGAACATTTATGCACCTTGCCATATCGCCTTGTGTATTCTTGCGACATCTCATCTAGCATCATGCAACCGAACATATAATTTGCTCGTGTATTACCTGCCCATAGAGTGCATGGGTGCTTGGCGTGTGCCTTTGGACCACCCTGCAAGCCTTCAATGTCAGGCAGATAACGCTTGACAGCAAAGGATAGCATCTGTGCTTCTTCCAAT